CTGGGCATGGGGCAGGGGCGAGGAGGCCTGGCACATCTATGCGCAGGAGATCTGGGGCGACCCGTCGCAGCCGGAACTGTGGGAGCAGCTTGATGCGGTGCTGGAGACCAGGTGGGCGCGTGAGGGCGGTGGTGAGATGAAGCTGGCCCAGCTGGCGATCGACTCAGGCCACATGGCCCATGAGGTTTACGCCTACTGCAGGGCCAGGAAGTCTCAGGGTGTGGTGCCAATCAAGGGCGCCAGCGTGCGCGGCAAGCCCCCGATCGGGAAAGGCACGCCGGTGGACATCAACCGCCGCAACCAAGCCACGATCAAGGGCGGCGCCATGCTTTACCAGGTCGGCACCGACACGATCAAGGCCACGCTCTACGCCAGGCTGCGCCACGCCAACCCAGGCCCGGGTTACATCCACATCGGCGAAGCGGCGACCGATCAGTTCCTGCAGCAGCTCACTCCTTGGAAATTGCAGACCCGCTACGTCAAGGGCCAGCCGGTGCGGGACTGGGTGAAGGCCAGCAAGGACCGCGACGAGTTCGGGGATTGCACGGTCTACAGCTATGCCGCCCTGCAGCTCCTGGCCCGCCGCTACAACCGGGCGACGATGTGGGATCAGCTGGAGGCTGCAGCCAGGGCCGGCGCCCCCCAGCGGCCAGCACGGCAGGCGCCCCCACCGCAGCGCTCGTCATTCCTGACGAACTGGTGAGATCAGAATCCCTAGCCTGATGCCATGACGATCCCGCTCCAGTTCAGGGCCGGCGATACGGTGCAGTGGCGCAACCTGCCGACTGCAGACGCGCTCGGCAACCCGATCACAGCCGCTGACGGCTGGAGCCTGGCCACTTACTTCCGCAGCCAGGCCACCGGCGCCGGCGGGGTGACGGTGGCAGCCACGACGGTGGGTCAGGCATGGGAATCAACGCTCAGTGCCAGCGCATCGCTGGCCATGACAGTCGGCGCCTGGTATTGGCAAACCAGGGCCAGCAAGGGCAGCGAAGCGCACACCCTGGCCAGCGGCACCAGCAAGGTGCTGGCCGCCATGAGCTACAGCGGCAGCGCCGCCAGCTTTGACGGGCGCACACAGTCTCAGATTGACCTGGAGGCGGTGCAGGCCGCTATCCGCGCCGTGCTTGCCGGCGGTGCGGTGCGGCGCTACATGATCGGCGGCCGGCAGCTGGAGCGGTTCAGTCTGGCCGAGCTGATTGATCTGGAATCGCGCCTCAAGGCCCGAGTGTCGCGTGAGCTGGCGGCCGAGCGGGTCGCCAATGGCCTGGGCAATCCCGGCAGCACCTTTGTGAGGTTCGTCTGATGGCGTTTGGTCTGGGCTTCTCGATTCGTGAGCGACTGGGCCTGAAGGCTCCGGCGACGGCAGCGCCACGACGGCGCATGTATGGCGGCGCCATGCTCGGCCGCCTCACATCGGACTGGGTGACCAGTGGCACCAGCCAAGACGCAGAGGTGCGCGGCAGCGCCCGCACGCTTCGCTTTCGCGCACGCCAGCTGGTCCGGGACAACGACTATGCGAAGAACGCCGTCCGCAAGCTCACCGACAACGTGGTGGGCCAGGGCGTGCAGTTCCAGAGTCAGGTGCGCATGCAGCGCGGCGGTGGCCGGCTTGATTCGACGATCAACGACAACATTGAAAGCCGTTGGGCCGAGTGGAGCCGAAAGGATTCGGCCGATGTGGCCGGCCTGCTGTGCTTCAACGACATCGAACGGCTGGCCTATGCCTCGGTGGTCGAATCGGGTGAAGTATTCATCCGCTTGATCCGTCAGTCCGTGGGCCGCTCAGCGGTGCCGCTGACGCTCCAGGTGCTGGAAGCGGACATGCTGGACGACAACTGGAACGGCACCAGCGACGAAGGCAACGAGATCAGGATGGGCGTCGAGGTTGACATCAACAGCCGCCCTGTGGCGTACCACTTCTTCCCCCGCCACCCAGGCGACTATCAGTACGGCCAGAAGGCCAATCCGTACCGCAAGCGGATCAGGGTGCCAGCGGCCGAGATCATCCACCTGTATCACGTTGAGCGGCCCGGCCAAACCCGTGGCATCACGCGCTTTGCCTCGGCGCTGTCGCGGCTGCACATGCTGGATGGTTACGCAGATTCGGAACTGGTGGCGGCTCGCGCCGGCGCCGCGCTGATGGGCTTCATCCAGTCGCCTGAAGGTGATTTGACCGGCTTCTCTGATGGCGTGCAAGATCAGCAGCAGGTGGTCGATTGGGCGCCAGGCCAGTGGAAATATTTGAGCCCGGGGGAAACGGTCAACGTGCCGCAGCTCAACCGGCCGACCACGTTTGAGCCGTTCGTGCGGGCCTGCCTGCGCAGCATTGCCGTAGGGGTGGGCGTGCCGTATTTCAGCCTGTCCGGTGACGCCAGCCAAACCAACTACAGCAGCGCGCGCCTGGAGTTGATCGAGGCCCGCGACGGTTATCGCGTCGAGCAGTACTGGCTGATCGAGAACCTGCACCAGCGGGTCTTTGATGCCTGGCTTGACATGGCCGTGCTCAGTGGCGCGCTCAACCTGCCGGGCTATGACACCGACCCCAGCCGTTACAGCCAGCCGCGGTGGTTGCCGCGCGGTTGGGCCTGGGTGGATCCGCAAAAGGAAGTGGCCAGCTACAAGGAAGCCGTCAGGTGCGGCTTCATGTCGCAGGGCGATGTGGTGGCCCAAGGTGGCGGCGACCTCGAGGAGCTGTTCACCGCTCGTCAGCGGGAGCTGGAGCTGGCCGCCGAACTGGGCCTGGTGTTTGACATCGACCCGGCTCAGGTTGACGCCAAGGGCGCCGGCCAGGGCGCTCCAGCCAATCCGGCGCTGAGCGATCCCAGCCAGCAGGATCCGGCAACGCCGGATCAAGCAACTCAGTATTCCTAGCCTGTGTCTATGGACAGAATCAAGCTCCCCAGCCTGACCCGTTCGGCGCAGATTGAAGCGTCGCAGATCGACGCGGAATCCCGCACGATCACGTTCCCGTTCAGCTCCACCTTTCCGGTGGATCGCTATTTCGGCTCCGAGGTGCTGAGCCATGACGCTGGCGCCGCAGACCTGAGCCGCCTGAACGATGGCGCACCCCTGCTGCTCAATCACGACCCAAACCAACTGATCGGCGTGGTCGAGCGCGCCTGGGTTCAAGACGGCCGAGGCTATGCAACCGCCAAATTCAGCAGCAGCCCGATGGCGCAGCAGGCGCAGCGCGATGTGGCTGACGGCATCATGCGCAACGCATCATTCGGCTACCGGGTGATGGAGCTGACCGCTGGCGAACAGCGCGACGACGGCCAGCCGCAGACCTTCACCGCTGAGCGCTGGATGCCGTTTGAGGTGTCCCTGGTTTCGATCCCTGCTGACCCCACCGTCGGAATTGGCCGCGCAGCCAACGACGACGAGCAGGAGGTGCCCATCCGGGCGCCTTCCACCATCGAGCCACAGGCCCGGGCCCCTGAGCCTGAGCCTGCTGTTCAGGAGGTCGCTGCCTCCACCCCTTCCCTTTCTTCCCCTGAAACCATGACCGACCTCAACATCGAGGCGGTGCGTTCTGAGGCAGCTGCCGCCGAGCGCACCCGCAACGCTTCCATCACCGCCCTGGGCAGCCGCCACGGCATGGACGACCTGGCCCGCCAGTTTGTCGAATCCGGCCGCAGCGTCGAGGAGTTCCGCACCGCGATCCTCGACAAGCTGGGCGCCAAGCAGGAGCCGATTGACCAGAGCTCCGGCTCGGTTGACCTGAATGCCAAGGAACAGCGCGAGTACAGCCTCGTGCGCGCCATCAATGCCGCAATCACCGGCAACTGGTCTGACGCTGGCCTTGAGCGCGAAGTGTCCGCTGAGATTGAGCGCAAGAGCGGCCGCGCTACCAGCGGCTTCTACATGCCCCACAACCTGGAGATGCGGGCGCCCTATGCCGTGGGTGCCAGCAGCACCGGCGGCGCGCTGGTTGCCACAAACTTGCTGGCTTCCAACTTCATTGAGGTGCTGCGCAACAACGCGCTCATCATGAACATGGGCCCGTCGCTGCTGACTGGCCTGGTTGGCAACGTGAGCCTGCCCCGTCAGACCGCTGCAACCGCCACTTACTGGGTGACGGAAGCAAGCAGCCTGACTGAGGCCGAGGCCACCTTTGACACCGTGACCCTTTCGCCCAAGCAGATCGGCGCCCGCAGCCAATACAGCCGCCTGGCATTGGCTCAAACCACGCCGGACATTGAGCAGCTTGTGCGCAACGACCTGGCGAAGGTCATGGCCCTCGGCATCGACCTGGCCGCCATCAACGGCTCCGGTTCCAGCGGCCAGCCCACCGGCATCCTCAACACCTCCGGCATCGGCTCGGTGGCGATGGGGACCAACGGCGCGGCCTTCACTGATGGCGCTTCTGGCTCCACCTCCGGCCTTGATCAACTGATCAGCCTGGAGAGCAAGCTCGACATCGCCAACGCGCTAAACGGCAACCTTTATTACCTGACCAATGCCAAGGTAATTGCTAAACTCAAAGCCCTCAAAAACGCCTACGGCGAATATCTCTGGACCGCCTCCGATGGCGTTACCACCACCGGCACCCCCGGCGGCGTGAACGGCTACGGCGTGATGCGCTCTAACCAGGTGCCCGCCACCCTCACTAAGGGCAGCGGCACTGCACTGAGCGCACTGATCTTCGGCAACTTCTCGGAGCTGCTGATCGGCATGTGGGGTGCCCTGGAGATCCTGCCGAACCCCTACGGCAGCGGCTACAACGCCGGCTCCGTGGACATCCGCGCCATGCAGACCTGCGACATCGCAGTGAAGCACGCGGCTTCGTTCGCGGCCATCACCGACATCATCGCCTGATCCTGTCGTCGTTTCCTGGGGCCGGTCTTCCGGCCCTTTCCCTATGGCCCGTTTCAAGGTTCGCGCTGATTTCTTTGTCCATCAGGACGGCAAGGTGTTTGAGCCCGGCGCTGAGCTGGATCTCACCCCCGAGCAGTTCGAGCTGGTGGCACACCAAGTGGAGCTGCCGCCTGAACCCAAGCCCGCCCGCAAGGCCAAGGAGGGCTGATGTTCACCGAGGATCTCAGCGTCTTTCTCAACCTTGACGGCTTCGGCGTGCCAGTGGTCGCCGGGGCCGTTTCGGGCGTGGGGATCCTTGATCAAAACAGCGAGATCATCCTTGGCGGTGAGCTGACGGTGATCGACTACCTGTTGACCGTCCCAACGGCCACCTTTGGCGCTTTGACCTATGGCGACCTGGTGACCGTGGATGGGGTCAGCTACAAGGTCGAAACCCAGCCGCAGCGCTTCGATGATGGCGCGTTCTGCCGGGTGCCGTTGGTGAAGGCCGATCCTGATCCGGCGATTGATTACATCCTCGACGGCGGTGCCGCTGTGGCCGCTGGAACCATCTACGACGGCGGAGGAGCATGAGCCAAACAATCCCCGCACGCATTGTCATCCGCCGCGACACGGCAGCAGCGTGGACCGCTGCAAACCCCGTGCTGCTCAGCGGCGAATGGGGTTTTGAGACGGATACCAGGAAGCTCAAGATCGGCAATGGCTCCAGCGCCTGGAATGCGCTGAGCTACTACAGCACCGGCGGCGGTGGCGCCACGATCCTGACCGGCAGCGGTGCGCCATCAAGCGGCACCGGCGCCAATGGCGATGTCTACATCGACACCACCGCCTGGGAGATCTACGGCCCGAAGGCATCCGGCGCCTGGGGCACGGCGACCAGCCTGGTGGGCCCGGCTGGGGCTGCCGGAGCAGCAGGCACCAACGGCGCGAACGGCACAGCCGCCACGGTGGCGGTTGGCAGTGTCACCACGGGTGCGGCAGGCAGCTCCGCCAGCGTCAGCAACGCAGGCACATCCGGCGCGGCGGTCTTCAACTTCACCATTCCTCGCGGGGACACTGGAAGCGCAGGCGCTCAGGGTCCATCTGGACCAGCCGGAGCGGCGGGAAGCAACGGCACAGCCGCCACAGTCAGCGTTGGCAGTGTCAGCACTGGAGCGGCTGGATCGAGCGCCGTTGTCACCAACGCAGGCACGAGCTCGGCGGCGATTCTGAATTTCACCATTCCTCGCGGCGACGCAGGCGCAGCAGGAGCCAACGGCACAAACGGCACGAACGGCACAGCCGCCACGGTGGCGGTTGGCAGTGTCAGCACTGGAGCGGCTGGATCGAGCGCCGTTGTCACCAACGCAGGCACATCCGGCGCGGCGGTCTTCAACTTCACCATCCCCCGTGGCGATACCGGGGCAACCGGCGCAACAGGCGCCACCGGCCCCGCTGGGCCTGTTGCTGGCAGCAGCGGCCAGCTTGTTTACAACAACGGCGGCACCGCCGCTGGGGCCTCGGTGGGCGGCGGTCTGACGCTTTCTGGTGGCGTGCTGTCAGCAAGCGGCGGCGGAGGGACCAAAACCTACGCCGTGTTCACCCCCAACCAGAACCAGCCGCCAAGCACGGCGTTTGCCACCTTCGACACCCGCAACAGCATCCTCAAGCTCGACTACGACGACACCACCAGCGAGAGCGGTGTGTTTGTCGGTGTGCTACCTGAAGCAGCTTCGCTGGGCTCAGGATTGATCGTGCGTCTGTGGTGGATGGCCAAGACGGCGACGAGCGGCAACGTCGTGTGGGGCGTGCAGTTTGAGAAGACTGGCACCGACAATGATGCAGATTCGTTCGACACAGCTGCCACCGGCACATCAGCAGCGAACGGAACCAGCGGGATAGAGACGTTGGCCAGCATCACGATCACCGCGATTGACAGCCTGGCCGCTGGCGATCGGTTCCGCCTGAAGGTCTATCGCGATGCCGCCAATGCCAGCGACACCATGACAGGTGATGCAGAGCTTGTTGCCGTGGAAGTCAGGAGCGCGGCGTAATGGCTTACAACTTTGTGCAGGCCAATGGTTCCAGGATTATTATCTCAAATCCTCTAGTTACTAGCGTACCAATTACGCTTTCAGCATGGATAAGGCGCGATGCAGTAGCAACGGAAACCAAAAGCATTTTTGTGCTTGCTGCGAGCAATGATGAGGTAAATGTTAGATTAACTAGTTCAAATACGTTGCAGGCGTACATGTTTTTTGCCGGTGGCGGCGGCTTTGCTGTAGCCACGAACGGAAATGTAATTGCAGCTAGTGCATGGACACATGTGGCGGCACGCTACAGTCTTAGCGGAAGCAGGCTAACAGTCTCCGCTTACGTCAACGGCGTTAAAGGTACTGACGGCTCCTCAGCAGTTACTTTCTCTCAGGGGGCTTTTGTAGCCATGCAAATAGCGTCATACGGAGGAACCGCTGTATTCGGTGGCGACATTGCCGACGCAGGCGCCTGGAACTCCGCGCTTAGCGATACCGAGATTGTTTCACTATCACAAGGCATTAGCTGCAGAAACATAAAACCGCAAAGCCTAACATTTTACGCTCCACTGATTCGGAATCCTAATGACATACGGAACAACAGAACGCTAACGCTCGTCAACTCTCCCACTGTTTCCAACCACCCTCGCATCTACACATGACGCTCCACTACCGCATCACGGACCCCGCCGATGTACGCGACCTTGGCGACTTGTTCGCCACATGGGTTAAAACAGGGAACCCCAAGGCCGACGACTGGGCAGAGCAGCCGCCAGCACCGGCCCCTGATGCCGCCTGGCAGGAAGGGGCCTGGGTGATTCCGCCACCGCCTGAGCCCACCGCTGACTGGGCACGCTTCAAGCGCATCGCGCTCAACTCGGACACCTTGAACGGAATCATTGCCGCCGCCTACGGCTCGGTGCCGGTCGCTGCTGGCGCCCTGGCTTCGGCCCTGCTGCGTGCTGAATCCGGGGATGTCAGCGATTTCGCGGACGCCTGGAAGAAGATCACAAGGGCTGTCGATGTCCCCGCCGAGGTGATCACCGGCTTCGTCGGCGTGGCCACGGCCTGCCAGCTCCCGGCGGATTTTGTGGCGGCGCTCTCGCCAAACTGAGGACACGACCGCATGAGCACCATGCCACCGGAGGACGTCAGCCACCGCGAGATCTGGATCGCGCTCACCGACCTGACCGGGAAGATCAACAACATCCACAGCCTGCTGATCGAACGCAAAGAAGACCAGGACCGCACACGCAAGGACGTTGATGGCCTGTTTGATCGGGTCCGGCGGGTTGAGGCCCGCCTGGCCCAGGTGGTCATCCTGGGCGTGGTCTTGGCGATTCTGACCCAGGCATTCAGCCAGGCCGTGCAGCTCAGACTGCTGGTGCCGACCATTGAACGTCAGCAGGTGAAGCCATGAACTGGTTCACCGCCGTTCTAATCGCCGGTTACATCGGCGTGTGTGAGGCCCGGGTGCCATCGCCGTATCAGGCCTGTGAGAGCCGCTGGAACTGGGCGCTAGGCGTGCTGGTGCCCTCGCCTATCCAGGGCGCCGGGCGGCTCATTGCCGGCCAGCTGCGCCGCCGCAGGGAGCCTGACATCAACCCCGACAACGATCAGCAGCCATGACCGCAAGCAAGAGCGAAACGATCCTGGCCCGCATCGCAACGGTGCTGGGCCCCACCGCTGGCATCAGCTCAAGGGTGTTCCGCGATCGCTGGGAAGCGTTGGCACGCAACGAGCTCCCGGCCCTGGTGATCGAGCCGCAAAGCGAGAACGATGACATCCTCACCACCACCGAAACGATCACCACGACGCTGGCGGTGAACGTTGACATCCTGATCAGCGGCGCCCCGCTCAGCACGTTGGCCGATCCCATCAGGGTGTCGCTGCATTCGCTGCTGCTGGCTGATACAACTCTGCGCGGCCTGGTGATCAGCATCTATCCAACCGGCCGCCAATGGGACGCGCAGAGCGGCGAGATTGGAGTGTTGAGGTGTTCCTACGCTGTCAGGTACAGGACCAGCATTGGGAGCCTGACTTGAGCATCCTTCCTCCCCTCCCCGATCAGCCCGGCGCCTACCTGCTGGTAGACGACGACTGGATCCTCGACCACCGCACCGAACTTCCCGCCCTTCCTGATCTGAACCATGGCACTGACGAGACGGCAGCTGTTGATGGTGGCCCTGGAGGCGACCTACGGGACCAGTGCGACCCCGACGGGCACTGATGCCCTGCTGGTGCTTGATCCCAAGCTGACGCCGCTGGATGCCCAGGTGATCGAACGCGCCATCATCGATCCGGCGTTTGGCCGGGTGCGCTCGCGGATCCTGGCGCAACGCAAGCTGGGGCTGGCGTTTGGTGTTGAGGCCACCGGCAGCGGCACCGCCGGCACCGCGCCGAAGTTTGGCCCGCTGCTGCAGGCTTGCGGCCTGAGCCTGGCCACCGTGGCCAGCACAAGCAACACCTACAGCCCTGCCACCCCGGCCACCGATTCGGTGACGCTGAATCACAACTGGGATGGCAACAAGCATGAGGGCGTCGGCACCCGTGGCACGTTTGAGCTGGCGATGACGGCCGGCGAAATCCCCCGGTTCAATTTCACCATGACCGGGATTTACGGCAACGGCCCGACTGATGTGGCGTTCCCAACCCCGACCTACACCAACCAGGCGCAGCCGCTCGATGTAAGCGCCAGCAACACCACCAGCGTGAGCGTGGCTGGCCTGTCGGCTTGCATGGCTGAGTTCAGCCTGAACTGCAACAACACCATCGAGTTCTTTGATCACGCTGGCTGCACCAAGCAAGCCAGGATCACCGATCGCATGGTGGAGGGCAGCATCACGATCGAGCGGCCGGACCTGCTGAGCACGAAGGACTTCTACGCCCAGGCCATTGCCGGCACCACCGGCTCGATCAGCTTCACGCACGGCACCACCGCCGGCAATCGCATCGTGGTGACCATCTCGACCGCCAACTTCGGCCCGCCTGAGGTGGCTGACCTGCGCGGCATCGCTGGCCTGAAGATCCCCTTCGTGGCCCTGCACACCGCCGGCAGCTCCAACGAGTTCTCACTCGCCTTCACCTGAGCCGCCAGGCTCAGGCTTTCGACTCTGAACCACTCACCGCAACCCCATGGGCTTCAAGATCAGCAGCGCGACCAGTTATCCCTGGCCTGTTGCCGGGGAGCTGGCGGGAATCCGTTACAGCTTCACCGCTGACTTTGCTTTTCTGGACCAGGAGCGGATTGATTACTTGCTGGTGGCATCAGCCAAGCGAGAAGCGCTTTTGAGGCGTGGCGAGGATGACCCGGCGCTAGAGGACGTAAACCATCGCTCCATTGCCGCTGAGGTGCTGGTTGGATGGTCTGGCGTGACCGATGGCGAGGGCGAACCCATCGACTTCACCGCTGCATCCATGGCCAAGTTCCTTCGGATTCAGGGCGTAGCAGCGGCCATTGTGAAGGCCTGGGGCGAAAGCCTTGAGGGAGGCCGCAAGGGAAACTCCAAGGCGCCGCGCGGCATTGGCTGAGCGGCGCTGGGGACACCGATGATCTGCAAGAGTCGGCAGCAGCGTGGGGCCTTGAGCTGCCGCAGGAGCTGACCGAGCCCGAGCACTTTCAGGTGTGGCCTGCAAATTGGCCGGCCGTAGACCTGTTTATCCGCTGCCAGACCCAATGGCGCGTCAGCATCAACGGCCGGGCTGGTTTGGACTATGGCGCTTTGCTGGCAATGGGTAGCCTGTTCTTAGTGGAAAACCTGAGCCAGGTCGTGGAAGACGTGCAGGTGATCGAGGCCGAGATTTTGAGCCAGGGGGCGGACTGATGGCCGCAAACATGGACGCGTTGCTAAAGGTTGTCGCTCAGGTCACTGGGATCGAGCAGGTGAGCCAGCTTGGAAGCACGTTCAAATCGGTGGAAGGCGCGGCAAAAGGACTGACTTCTAGTACTGGTCTGCTTGGCGGTGCGCTAGGCGCGCTGGCTCCTGTGGTCACCGTGGGAGGGCTGGTGGCCTTGGTGGGCAAGACCGTTGATGCTGGCAAGCAAATGTATGAATTCAGCCAGCAAACCGGGGTAAGCGTGGAGATGCTTGGAAAGTTCAAGAAAGCCGCTGGCGTCACCGGCGTTGACATGGACACCGTCGCTGGGGCCTTTGTGAAGCTCGGCCGGTCTATGTACCTGGCGGCCAGTCAGTCGGGGTTTGCTGGCAAGACAAAAGAGGAGATTGACCAGGCCGTAGAAACGGTAAAAGATGGCGAGCGGCGTCAAACAGACATTTTAAAAGAACAGGCGGATCGGCGTATTTCCGTATTGGAACGCGAAACAAATAAACGCATGAAAGAAATTAACAAGCGCTACAGAGAGGAAGAGCGGATCCTTAATGACACTTTTGATGATGTGCGCGACAAAGAAGACCAGGCGGCTGAAGAAGAAACAAGCCGTTTAACGAAGCAAATTAGCAGACGCTATGAAAAAATCAAAAAAGCTGTTAACGATGACGCTCAATTAAATGAACAAGGTAAAGCCATTGCTCTGCAGAATCTTCAAGACAAAGAAGAAAAAGAGCTTAGCGTTATCCGCAAGGCCGCAGCGCAAAAGTCTAAAGAACGTCATCGAGCAATTAGGGACGATCTGCAGATAAATTCGGACGCACTCAGCGACGCAAAAGATAAAGAGGAAACTGCCCTCAAGCAGCGCCTAGAAAACGAAAAACAAGCAATCAAAAAAGCTACGGATTTCAGGGTTGAACAACTTAAAAAATCTACTGAAGCTGCAACAAAAGAACTGAAAAAAAACCCGGCAGCCGATGAGCTGGGTCAGGAAATGGAAGATTTAGGCCTCAGCGGAAAAAAGGCGTCAAAAGCATTCCAAGAGCTTGGAATTAGCATTAAAAATTCTGACGGTAGCCTTCGCGATAAGGGCGAAGTAATGCTGGAACTAGCAACAAAGTTGGGAAGCATGGCAGACAAGACGCGCGCAAGCGGCTTGGCAATGGATATCCTTGGCAAAAGCGGATACAAAATGCTCCCCGTTTTTGCTTTGGGTGGCGCTGCGATTCAAGGCTTTACAAGCAAAATGACAACGCTAACCGCTGGCGAGCTGAAGAAATACAGCATTCAGCTGACTGTGCTTTCTGGCAAAATTGCTGGCATTGGGGTTGACCTGACCAAGGCACTGCTTCCGGCGCTTACCACAATTGCATCTGGAATTGGCAAGGTCGTTGAATTTTTCATGAAAATGCCCGAACCTATCCAAAAGGTTGCGCTGATTGCTGCAACGTTTGCAGTAGGAATTACCGCCGCCGCCGCTGCCTTGGCGCCGTTTGCCGTCTTGCTTGGATCGCTTGCTGGGACAGGTGCGCTGACAGCCATCACCACTGGGCTTGGTGGCATCCTTGCTTTGATTCTTTCATGGCCTGTGGCATTGGTGGTTGCCGGAGCTGCCATTTTCCTGTTCCGCGATCAAATCTACGGCGTTGTTGATGGCATTAACAAGTCCATCCAAAACACCGTTAAGACAATTGTTGACCTGGTAATTTTTGATCTGCAATTGCTGGGTAAGACCATTTACGACGCTGTAGACGGCATTAACAAAGGGATCCGGAACGCCCTTGAATCAACGTGGAAATGGGTAATTGGTTTAATGGGACAAATTGGCGCATCATTGGCAGCGCCGTTTGAGGCTGCCGCCAATGGCATCAGACAGGTGTTGCGGAATGTGGTCAGCTATGGCGCCAACGTCATCAACGGATTCCTGGGCGCGGTGAATCAAATGATCGCTGCAGTCAACAGGGTGGCCGGGCAACTGCGCCTTCCCCAGTTGCCCCTGTTCGGTCTGGTTCCAACGCCGCAATTCGCCACCGGCGCCTATGTGACTGGCGCCACAACGGCCACGGTGGGCGAAGCCGGGCCTGAGTATGTGATCCCAGCGGCGCGCATGGGCGCTGCTTCCAAGGCGTTCCTGCAAGGTGCCAGGGGCATTGATGTGGTGAACGGCGCGGGCGGTTCGGGTGCCCCCACCATCAACATCACCACCGGCCAGGTGGTGCAGATGCCTGATGGCAGCCAATGGGTCAGCATGGCTGACCTCGAGCAGGCCATGCGCGCCACCGCTGCTGGTGTCTTGGGTCAGCTGCGCACCCCAGCCGGCCGGGTTGCTCTGGGAGGTGCCTGATGATCCGGGGACAGGCGGCGTTCGTGGCGATCGGCGACGGCTTTGGCGCCACGTTTGCGCGGTGGCAATCGTACTGGGTTGATGCCGTGGTGTCGTGGGACAGCCAGCAATGGAGCTACCAACAGCTTGACTGGGCAGGCCTCGCCAGCGGCCAGGCTGTGGGCGATCAGGCGACGCTGACCCTGCCAGCGGTGCCATCGGTGCAGGCCATGACTGAGCAGGCTCTGGCAGGCCCGTGGGTGGCCACCCTGCGCGTGATCCAGTTCGATGAATCCACCGCCGGCAGCGGCACACCAGCCAGCTACATCCTGGCCGCCAGCTGCGTTGGTGAGGTGATTGGCGCCAGCGCAAGCCTGACCCAGATCACCTGGAAGCTCGGCTCGGCGTTGTCGCCGGTTGGTGCGCAATTCCCGCCGCGCACGGCGATCTCGCCGCTGATTGGGGTGCCCTGCCGGCTATGAACGACTTCGGCTTCAGCGTGAACATGCTGCCGCTCAAGAGCGGCACCAGCTCCTCGGGGAGCTCAGCAGCGGCGCAGGCCTATGGCACGATGACCGTGGCCGCGGCGGCCCTGACCGGCAAGCTGCCACCGCCAGCCAACGCCGCCGCAGCTGCCGGCAACTCGCCGCTGCAGGTGCCTCAGGCGGCCATGGTGGTGGGCGAGCCGATCCCGGTGGTGTTCGGCCGCAGGCGCGGCAACGTTGGTGGCGTGCTGGTGTTCCCCAAGGCGACTGAAGCTCGGTTTGAGAACTCCAGCACCACCATCACCGCGCGTTACCACTGCGTGCTCGGCGAAGGACTGCTGGGTGATGTCGAGGTGCGCGATGTGCGCCAGGGTGAGTGCCGCCCTGGTGCCGTTTACAGCCAGAACTACAACCAGCGCGCTGGGTCATGGGCCGCCGGCAACGTCGCCACGGCCCAGAGCGGTTACACCGTGCCGGCATTCCCCAGCTTCACCGGCGGTGGCGGCAACTACCAGGGCCTGAGCACCATCGAATTCAGCGGCACCTATGCCGGCGGATCTGATCAGTGGCGCACGGCTTGGAATGTGTTCGTGCGCAATGGCCTGGTGATTGAGCGCGGCCGGCTGCTTGATTCCACCGCTGGGAGCAGCGACAACATCGCCGATTTGATCCTGTGGGCTCTGCAGCGCAGCGGCCGGGTGCCCAATGCCCTGATTGATTTCGACAGCTTGACCGCTGCGGCGCGATTCGTTGAAGCCAACGGCCTGTGGTGCAATGGCGAGTTCAGCAGCTCCACCAACCTGGGCGACTGGCTGATCAAGCTGTTGCCCGACTTCCTACTGCGGGAAACCAAGGTGGCCGGCAAGTTTGGCTTGCGGCCTTTGTTGCCCACCAATTCAGACGGCAGCATCAACACCGGCACGATCACACCGGCCTGGAGCCTGACGGAAGCGGCAATCATCCCAGGCAGCCTCCAGATTGAATACGCCGAAGCCAGCAGCCGGCGGCCGGTGGCCATGGCCCTGCTGTGGCGCCAGCAGCAAGACGCCACCGATGTGCCGATCGTGCGATCCCTGGCGGTGGGCGATGTCAATGCCAGCGGCCCGGTTGAGCAGCACGACCTGAGCCAATACGCCACGACCGAGAATCACGCGGTCAAGGTCGGCGCCTACCTCTATGCCCGGCGCACCCTTTCAACGCACACCGCCACCGTGCGGCTCAAGGCCGGCAGCCAGACCGGCACCATTGCACAGGGCGACATCGTGCAGGTCTACCTGCAGAACACCAGCAGCCGTGAGCTCGCTGATGTGTTTAATCGCTACTACCAGGTGGAATCAGTGGCGCAAGCGATCAGCGGTGAAGAGACGCTGCAGCTCAGCCATTTCCCGGTTGATTCCAGCGGCCGGAGCCTGATCGCGCTGGCCGTGACCCGCGCCAGCGGCCCGGGCCAGGTGCTCTCAAGCAACCGTACCGGCGGCGGCTGTGATGTGGCTGGAGCTTCGGCCAACACCACAATCCCCGCAAAGGTCACCAGCGGCACGCCGATCAGCGGCCAGGCGTCCACCTATTGGGCGGCCTCGGGGCAATCGATTGACCTGTTTCATCCGTGGACTGAGCTGCCCCGCGATGCACCGCCAGGCGCCGGCAATGGCACCGGCGTGCCCGGCAAGCCACCGCGGACTGGGGCGCCCGTGGCGGGGCCTGATGGTCCGCTCGGCCCAAGCGATGGCACCGGCGGTCTTGGCCCCTGCCCGTTTGGGTATTACCGCATCACCAGCAGTGTTGATTTTGCAAGGATCAACGCTTTTGATCTGGCCATTTCAGCAGGTGACACGATCATCTCTAAAAACGTGCCAACCGTTTCTTCGCTTGGCAATGTCAACAACGGCATCTTCATCACCGAGCGTTACCGGGTGTCATTCACCAACATGGACGGCAACGCCGAAAGCAGAGACTATTCAGGCGTCATCGGTTCGACTAACGGTGATACGTTTAGAGCGCCTTTCAGGTTCCAGCAAACGCAATACTGCTGCAACGCATCAGATGGCACCCTAGGCGCTTGCACTTCAACACGCAGCTACAGGGTGAAACCAGGCGACACGCTCTGGGACATTGCCGGCCGTTACTACGGCGACCCGACCAGGTGGCCCGACATCTACAACGCCAACCGGGGCATCATCGGCTCTGATCCCAACCTGATCTATCCAGGCCAGAACCTGACCGTCCCAACGTAATGGCTCAATTCCCCGCGCTATCTCCAACAGCTGCGCCGATCACCTTTGGGGCGGCGCCGGTCACGATGGCCAGCAGCCTCAACGGCTCGGAATCACGCATCCGGCATGGCACCGCCGAGATTGGCAGGCGCCTGCGTTTGACGTTCGAGAACGTCAGCGAGTCGGATTTCCTGGCGATCCTTGGCCACTACCGCGACCAGCGCGGTGGTTTCGATTCGTTCGGGTTCAGCACCACCACCCTGGCCGCAGCGCTGACCCCATCCGGCTACGCCTGGCTATACGCCAGCCCGCCCCAGGTGGTCGATGAGCACGCCAACGTCTTCACGGTGGCCTGTGAGTTCAAGGCCGAGCCGCGCGGCCTGGTGGTGGCACCTGGCGATACATGGCGCAGTTTCTTCTCGACGTTCACGCCAGGGGCCAGGAACAATGGGATTGTTTCAGCCGCTGGGGTGCCATGGGTGACCAGCTCGACGCGATTTGGGCCAGGTTCTACCGGGTGGATCCCGCTGGCATTGTCGCCATCGCTGTGGCTTGACTTTGGCGATCCTTTCAGCGTTACATCGGCGTCAGGCAAAATCACGCAGATTGACGACAAGAGTGGCAACGCACGCCACGCAACGCAATCATACGCACCAAGGCAACCGCTGTACACCACGGCTGGCGTAAACGGACGCAACTGCATGGAATGCACAAATGGGGATCAATGGGTCGAAATTGCTGCAACGCTAAACGTTCAATGTTTTGTCATTGTCCATCAGAATGCCGGCGGTTGGTTTATTGTTGGTGATTCTTCAAGTTTTGATTTTCACGGGACGCCTGGAAGTTATTGGTTTGATGGCACCTATGCAAGTTCTCGCATTCTTTCGGGAAACGCTTGGCTTAATGGCGCTTCTATCGCCCCAAGAGACGCTGAAAAGCAAGCGACTACAACCGCTTACATTTTTAACACTACGGACAACGTTAGAATCAGTCAATTTTCGGCAGACAGAGGCAATGGCTACGGCACGCGCAGCGCCAATGGTAAGACCTGCGAAATCCTTGGATTCTCCAGCAACCTTGGCACCAGCGATCGGCAGAAACTTGAGGGATACCTAGCGCATCGCTGGGGCTTTGCCGCAAGCCTGCCCAGCGGTCACCCTTATCTATCGGCACCGCCTACCTAACCTGAACCAGGCTCCTGACCCCCTCCGTGGCATCCGTCGTTTACGACTCGTTCCTGGCCGACATGTTCAGCGGCGCGGCCAACACCAGCCACAGCTACAAGGCGATGCTGACCACCAGCAGCTACACCGAGGACCGTGGCGCCCACAGCAAGCGCAGCAGCGTCACCAACGAGGTCAGCGGCACCGGATACACCGCCGGCGGCGTTGCGGTCACACTGACCGCAAGCCTGAACACCACCACGCACAAACTGACGTTGACCATCGGCTCGGCCACCTGGTCCAGCAGCACCATCACGGCGCGCAAGCTGGTGGTTTACCGGGCCCGCGGTGGCGCCAGCTCTGCTGATGAGCTCGTCTGCTGCGTGGACAACGGCACCACCGACCTGGTGAGCAGTTCCAGCACCATGCAGTGGAACTCCTCGACCTGGGAGATCCCGCTGCCGGCGCCGGTCTGATGGCGCAATTTCCTGCCCTTGAGCCGCTTGAGCGGTCCTACGGCCTGGGTGCTCACCCGGTATCTGCGGCGACGCTTGCCAACGGTGACGAGACCAGGTTCCTCCATGGAGCCCTGGCGTTTGGCGTGCCGATGTCGTTGCAGTTTCGCAAGCTCAACGTCACCGACACGCAATCAATCCGCGACCACTACGCCGCCCACAGCCTGGCCAGGCCGTTCAAGATCCCGGCAGAGCTGTGGCGCACGCACACCACCGCGACCGATGTGGTGCCGGTGGAGTTTGCATGGCGCTACGCCGCACCGCCGGAGGAAACGCCGATCAGCGGCGGCCTGTTTGATGTCTCTGTGTCCCTGCTCTCTGTTGACTGATCACCATGGCCAACACCATCGCATCAATTCGTGACGCAGCCCAGGAAATTGCCAAGCGGGGCCAGATCCTGCCGCATCAACTGGCGGCCCTGAGCGCCTTGGATCAGGCTCTGACGCCTGAGCAGCGGCAGCAGTTCACCGAGGACTGGCGTGCCGTGGGAAGCCCAGCAGCGCCGATGCCAAAGCCGCTGCCGCCGCCGGTGCGCAGGGTCACCAACCCGCTCACGGGGTTTCCCTATTTCGCCCAAGGGGACAACGGGAATGAGGGCTGGCGTCAGTGCCAAACCAGCTCGATTGCGATGTGCCTGGCCTACCTGGGCGTGGGCGGCATCAAAGACGATCTGGACTATCTGCGGGTGGTGGAGCGCCATGGGGACACCACCAGCCAGGCGGCACATCAGGCGGCGTTGGCCGAGCTCAAGGTGCGCGCGCGCTTCGTCACCAACTGCTCAGCATCCCAGCTCCAGGCCGAGATCCGTGCCGGTCTGCCTGCCGCCATTGGTGTGCTTCACCATGGGCCAACGTCTGCGCCATCAGGCGGCGGCCACTGGCTCGCGGCCTACGGCTTTGATGCCTACGGCTGGGTGGTGAATGACCCCTTCGGGGAGCTGGACCTGCTCAACGGCCAATGGCTCCGCACCGGCGGCAAGTCCGGCCGAAACCTCCGCTACAGCTACCGGAACCTCAACCCACGCTGGCTGGTGGATGGGCAGGCCAGCGGCTGGGCCTGGCTGTTCAGCTGAGCGGCACCGGCTGGCCCCGGCTCACCAGCAGGGCCCGGTAGCGCTCCATCAGCCTCAGCCCGCAGCGATCGCGCAGGCATACACCGCCGGCACAGATCTCCCAGCAGGCGCTGCCGTGCTCGTCGATGACGACGTGCAAGCGGTCGCCATCAGACTGGAGATCCTGAGGAGATGTCATGGCCTGGCTCGACCCCACCCTCAGTCTGTCAGCCGAGCTTGAGCTGGAACGCGCACGCCGGGCAATCCCCAAGCTCCACCGCCATGACCTCGAGGCCCGACTCGACTCGGCGTTGGTTCACCTGGTGACACAGGACCAGCTTTTGCGGCAGGCGCTGGCCCGGGTGCAGGAGCTGGAGCTCAAGGAAATCGTCAACCAGCCGCCCAACGATCAACACCACGCCTGGGCCGCTGAGGTGCGCGGGTGGTTTGGGTTGGGATCCTGAGGCTGAGCTGCCGCGCCACCTCCGGCAGCGGCGTGCGCAACGCTGCTTCAGCCTCACGCAGCTGCGCCCTGGCAGCTGGGATGGTCAGCTTCTCGGATGCCGCCAGCGGCCCCAGCTTGAGCTTGGCGCAGCCAATCCCCCAGCGGCCAGCAATCAACCGGGCCTGGACCGGCGGCAGCGCGGCAATGCGCTCACGCAGCTCCATGGTGATCGGGTCAGGCTCTGGTGCGCCAGGGCTGGCAATCATCGCGCCAAGTGGCGATGGATCCTCAGACCCGGCCACCGGCTGATCGAGCGAGCAGCAGGATTGGCCCACAGTGAGAACCAGATCAAGATCACGCAGGCTCATGCCCAACGCTTCGGCCAATTCGGCACGGCTGGGTTGGCGCCCCAGCTGCCGCTGCAGCTCCTCGCCGATCCGGCCCAGCCTGGCCAGCTTGGGCGCATGGCCTGATGGTGGCCGGATCAGCCTGCTGCTGGAGTCAGCCCAGCGACTGATCCCCTGGCGTATCCACCAGTAGCCATAGGTCGAGAACTTGTAGCCCCGTGCCGGATCGAATCGTTCCGCGCCGCGCATCAGGCCCATGGCGCCAGCCTGGAACAGGTCGGGCAGATCAGCCTCCCCAACCTGCCGGCCCAGGCCCGGGCGCATCGTGCGCACCACATGGGCCACTAGGCGCAGGTTCGCGTTGACGATGCGATCCCTGGCCCTGCGGCCGCGGCGAATGATGCGAGCAGGAGCCTGATCAGGCCCAGCAGGATGATCCTGCCAGGCCCGAACCAGGCTGCCGAGGTGGAGTTCCTCGGCTGCGGTGAGCAGCGGCTGGCGCCCAGCCTGCTGGAGCCAATGCGTTGCCGCGTCATCGCTGCTCATGGGTCAGGGCGGCGTGGGGCAGATCAAAACCGCCGCGACGCCCAGCGCAGCGGCCACCACCAGCAAACCGGAATGACCGCCACCGATGCAGATCACAGCCACGCCCAGCACGGCCAGCAGCAGCGAGAACGCACAGCGTTGGGCTTCGTGTTCGCTCATGCCACCTCCTTGATGCGGCGGCGCAGCTGGCGGCTCCAGTGGAACCCGGCAGCTACGCCCAGCAGCGGGGCAGGGCCTGGGGCGCCGGGTGCGCTGATCGGCCTGCAGATTTCCGGGCCCACGACATACTCGGTGCAAACGATTGCGGTGCCGGGCAGCGTGGTGAAGGGCCCCAAAGAACTGGGGTCAAACAGCAGGGCAAGAGGAAGAGACAGCATCAGAACGGCACCTCTTCGCTATCGCCGAACTCATCAACGAAGCCACCGGCATCAGCGGCGACGCTGTAGCCCTCCTGCTCTTGGAAGCCATCAGTGGCGTCTTGCTCCTCCCGGGGCACAAAGCCGACCACCTGGGCGGCTTTGGGCTGCAGACTCAGGCCCGTGCCTTCGGGCCGCTCCCAGCCGTAAGTGGTGAAGCTCAAAATCACCTCGGAGCCGTTGCCGATGGCGGCACCATCCCAGGGCTGCTTTTTGGCATCAATGACGCGCGGGCCCGGCGCGGTGCTGCCGTCGTCGCGCGTGAACTGCTGGGTCTTGAACTTGACGACCACCTTCGACTCGTCGTCTTTGTCGGCTTTCCAAGGCACCCCTTTGTCGGAGGGCCTCTTCTTGCTGCCGTGGGTTTCGGTGAAGATCGCCTCAAGCTTCTCGATGAACGCGGCGTGACTGGGGTTGGTCTTGGGTTCCAGCACCAGCTCACAGGTCCAGGCCTTCGGCTTGGATTCGTCGAGCTGCGCGCGTGGGATGATCAGGTGGGCCCAACGCACGGTGGCGCGGGGCGTGTAGTGGATCTCGGATGCCATGGTCAATTCAGGGGGGAAAGGGGATCAAGACCCGCACCAAGCCGGATCAGGTGATGCGCGGCGCCAGAGCGGCTGAGCTGGTGCCGCTCCACCAGGTCGAGAACCGCGGCGGCAGAGTCGGCCCGAAGCGACACCATCACGACCACCGAGCCGCCACCCAGACGCTGGGCGCTGCCGTAAGTGCGGCGGTTCTGCGTGGCTGGCAGCGTCGGCCGGCGTTTGCGCGGCTCAGGCTCCTGACTCTGATGCTTGCGGGTCATGCTGCTGCGTCGTCAACGATGGACAGGACAGGGGCCATGCGAGCCGGCGGGTAATCGCCGAGCATGTCGGCCAGCTCCCTGGCCAGCCGCTCGATGGTGTCGGTCTGCCGGCTGAGCCCCAGCATCCGACCGATGCCGATCGGGCCGGGGTTTTGCTCCAGGCTGGCCGCTGCCTTCTCAGACAGCGCCGCCTGGTATTCGTTACCCACCTGCTCAAGGAGCTCCAGGGCGCGGCGCAATCGCTCGCGGTTTCTGATGTCGTTCATGGCCGCACCAGCCCGGCAGCTTCGCCGGTGAAGCGGTCCACAAAGTCAAGGTGCTGAAACTGCAGGATCAATGGCGCGATCGCCTTCTCGCTGGCAGGCACCTTGAAGGCGCTGCGGAAGCTGATGGCGAACGACTTGCGCTCGGCCGCGTCCATTTCCTTGATCATCTGGATCGCCACGGCCTTCTCCTGATCGCTCAGGGGATCCTCGGGCGCGCGAGCTGGCACAGCCGGCTCGGCGATGACCACGCCACAGGTGGCTGCGGCCAGCGACTCGGCGGCTACATCAACCGCTTCAACCGAATCTGCCGGTTTATGCGCTTTCCGCATTTTTTTATCAGGCTCAGCAGGCTGAGCCTCTTGCGGCAAAGGCAAAGCGCCCAGCAGGCCCAAGATCAAAGCCAATGGGTCATCCCCGAGGGCCTTTTCCTCTGAACCAGCGCTGTGGCGCAGGATTGCCTCAGTCACTTCCCCATCAATGGGGCGGAACAGCCAGCAGAAGCCGGCTTCATTGGCAGCCGCCAACACGGTGGCGGCGCCTTGACCATAAGTTTGAAGCTGGAGCTGGGCCAAGGCGGCTGAGAATGCCGCGTCGGCATCGAATGCCTTGAGGGCCAGTTCCGTGGATAGGAGTTGGGGTTGTTGGTGCATGTGGTGCTGAAATGCTGCACCGCCGGACCTTAGCTCCTAACTAAGCCCCGACGCAAGCATTTAGCTCAGAACTCCGACCATCACC